CATTAAAACTAGAATCTTGTCCACAATTTAAAGTAAAAGTTCCTGTATAATTATTTATATGAGGTGTTTTAAACTCATCTGCATACGTTGATGCTGTCCAAGTAAGTGATGGATTTGAGCCACTGGCAGGGTCACCATGTCCAGAACCCACATCAACATATTGTCCATTTATTCCAAACCACATTTTCCCTGCATCAAAATCTACTGCACATTGTATGACATCTCCAGTAGTGGGAGCATCTGCCGCATCATGCAATCCTGAATATGCTACTGATGGGTTTGCTAGACTTGAACTTCCAAAAGTAGAAAACCATACATTAGAACTGGTAAAATATCCCATATATGCAAGAAAACTTAACCCTGCCTGATTAGAACCATCCCATGTTTCAAATCTATTTGAACGAGTCCAACCCACCTCCCATGATGGAAAACCTGCTCCATTTATATAGTATTCTATATACCATTTGCCAGTTTTAACACCGAGTGTTCCCATCGCTTGATGATAAGCACTAGAACTATTTGTGGCTTTTAAATTACCTTCACTTAAGGTGCATACCCCTGCTGCTGCTCCTAAAGGTTGTAAAGGGTTAAAAGTACAAAAGTTATTTTCAGGATTATCAAGTACTACATCATGTGGTAGCATATTTATGTGAGTAAAATGATTGCCTGTTCCTGATTTATCGTTATAAAAAGGACTTCCACCTGTAAATGGGGAATCGGTGTAAGCTGTAATTGTTCCTGAAGTAGTGCCTGTAACATCATTTGAACTATTATCTTTTGTAATAGTTGCTGTTTGACAAATTAATAATTTTGTATTTGTTATATTTGTAAGTGGTGTTGTTGATGGTGTAAAGTTAGATGTATATACAGCACTACCTACAACAAGTCTTACATTACTTACATATCCAGTAAACCCCGGTTGACTAGGACCATGTGCCCTTCCCACAATAAATCTATCTGTATCCCATGCTGTTGTATCTGAATAAGAGGTTGTTCCTGCTGTTGTTTGATAACCATTAATATAACACTTCATTGTTCCACTTGACCTTACGATAGCTGTATGATTCCAAGCATTTGCAGTATATGAAGCATCTCCCCCTGCTGTAAATGTTCGTGCTGAACCATTGCCTGTATACATATAAACATATGAAGTGCCATTTAATTGAAGCATAAAATGTGGACCTGCTGTTTGATAATACCCTAATGAATTAGGAGCATCACTCATAGCTGATTTATGAAAAAACTCTAATGTAAAATCATCAGAACTTCCTATGTCATAATGAGAAGCATTAGAAAATATAGCATCACTACTACTAAAATAATGAGAATATCCATTTGTTGCTGCTAGTTCTTTTTTAAAATTTAAATGAAATCCGTTATTACCATAACTACCTGAATACTCAATAGGGATTCTTGCACCTTCTTTTGATTCTGTAAAATCATCAGCATCAAGTGCTTGTCCGTCTATATGATAAATATCAGCGAGGTAGCCATCAAAATCAGCAACACCGACTGCACCTCCTCCATATCCTATCCAATGAGAATTACTATTATTCCAATAAGGGTCGTTAGAACTTTGTGTTGGATATATGGGACTACCAGTTGTACTTGTAATTCTAGTTCCATTTACTATAAAATATATTCTATCAGTGTTTGTAGATTGTGCAGAATCATAAACAAATATACAGTGATACCAAGCATTAGGGTCTCTAAAAACAACACCTGTGTTTAAATTATAATTGTTACTTCCACCTGACACTCCATTACAACCCAATGTTGTACCACTACTTAAAGATATAAAACTATAATTTGCACCATTTGTACCCGAATCAAAGATAGGTGCAGTGCTACCAGTAGTCATTGTTGTTCCGAGTTTCATCCACCAACTTAAAGTGTATTTTGCTCTATTTGTTGCAGTTCCTAATGTACGAGTTAATCTAGCATCTGAACCATCGTCTATTTTTAAAGATTGCCCTACGACATCATTGTAAAAACCTGTATCAGATTTAGCAAACCAAAATGAATTTGAACCTGTCATCTTACCTCTTATGCTTCTGCAAATGCTAGTTGAGCAGCACCAAGATGAATTTTACCATCTGCTTGAACAAAATATGGCACAATATCAATAGCACTCGCTGATGTGGTTAAAGTTATTGAAGTACCCCCTGCAACAAAATATTGGTCTGCTGCATGAGATAGTGTTCTACTTCCTGTTCCGTCTTGTATAAATACAAATATACCAGATTGTCCTGCAACCTCATCTCCGGGGTCAGTCAATACTAAGTTACCTGTTAATGTCCAAACAAAGTTTGTGTACTGTGAGAAATCAGGAGCAGTACTTCCACTAACACTTGTATTAGTATTTGTGTTAGGTACGTTACCTGCACTAAATGTTATTGCAGTTCCTGTTCCTGCATCAGATGCAATACTGTCTAATGCAATACTTCCTACGTTAGTTATGTTTGCATCGTTAAAACTTGTAGCACCAAATGTATTACTTGCTGCAGTAGAAGTTATTCCATTGGCTGCAGTAATACCACCACCATCTGCAATCGTTATAGCATTATCACCATCTGTAAATCCTATGTTGGCAGTTTGTAATTCACCACTTACAAGTGCATCACCACTAATGTCTACTGCACCATTTATGTCTATAGTTGTAGCATTAATTTCAATCTCTGTGTCTGATACTAAATCAAGAACACCATCTGCAGACTGATGAATGTATGTTCCACTATCTCCAAACTGTAGTTGGTCAGTAGAAGATAAAAGTAATCCTGTATCTGCTACGTGTGTTAATGTTACGTCTTGGTCATCACCAAAGTTTATAACTGCACCATCTGCTAAAAATAAATCAGAGAACTCTAATGAACTTGTACCTAATGCTGCTCCGTCAGAAGCATCAGGAACAAATGCAGTTGTTGCAGTAATTGTTGTACCTTGAACTGTACCTGATACTGTTAGATTACCTGCAGAACTTAATGACATCTTTTCTGCTGCCGCTTCAGATGCACCTGTTAAAAATGAAAGTTTAGTTGCATTACTTGATGAACTAAAGTCTCCTTCAGATACTGCCTCAATACCTGCTGCTACTAATATGGCATCAGTACCTGCACCTTCATCAGGTGCTTTAAAGAATATTGAACCTAATACATCATCTGCTGCAATGTCATTGTCACCTGCATGAAATGAAAGACTTGGTTCTTTTCCATCTCCTGTACCTACGTGTTTAAGTATTAATCCGTCATCTGCAACATGAGTTAGAGTTATTTCTTGGTCATTACCAAAATAAATAATACCACCATCTGCTAGATATAAGTCTGAAAATTCTGCAGAAGCAGAACCTAATGTTGCTCCATCTGCACTTGCAGGAACAATAGACGTGCCTACTGTTGCTGTATTAATAACAGGACTTGTTAATGTTTTATTTGTTAATGTGTCTGTAGATACAAGAGATACGAGAGTTGAACTTGAACCTGCAGGAAGTGTTAAAGTATTTGTAACTCCTGCAGAGTGAGGTTGAGCTATGACAATTTGACCATGACTGTTGTTTTCACAATTAAATTGAATAGCACCAGAATTAGTATTACCTCTAACAGTTACATGACCTGTGCCTTTTGCTTCTATGTCAAAATCAATATTAGAATCACCACCTGTTGCAGATATTTTAGGTGGGTTACCTGTTGCTGCATTAGTTATATCAAATTGATTAACTGCAGAACTTGTTGTTTGAAATATTATCTGCTCATTACCATTTTCATCACCAATAAAATGAGCATCATCTATAAGAATATTATGAGAATTGGTGTCTAAATTACCACCTAACTGTGGGGTGGTATCCTCTACTACATTTGATATAGCACTTGATGTTGCAAGTCCTGATACGACTGCACTTCTAGCAATCTTTTTAAGTCCACCACCTGAAGTATCTATGGCTATAAATACGTCATCGTTTTCTACTGTAGATATTTCTGATAAAGAACTTACTGCTATAGAATTAAAGTTTGCTCCATCTGCTACAAGTAAGTTACCTGCAGTATTTGTTCCCATAGTGATGTCATCACCTGAAACTGTAAGGTCTCCTGTAACAACGACGTCACCATTAAATGTTGCTTTACCTGCAAGAGCCATGTCAATGTCAAGAGCAGTAATTGCACTAGAACCATCTGTTCCTTTGATTGCAAAGTTTTTATCTGCTACACTTACAGTAAGTTCAACATCACTAGAGTTATTAGCAATATCAAGTATGGATGTACCATCATCTTTAAAAGTTACATTAGCTCCACCTGCATCAAGAATAATATCTCCTGATGAATCTAATGTAATGTCTGTGCCATCATTAGTTATTGTATCAAGAGCAAGAGAACCAACATTAGTTATATTTGCATCGCCGAAGTCTAATGCACCTGCAACAGTAAGAGTTCCTGATATATCTACATTACCATTTATATCAATGGTAGTAGCATTTATCTCTATTTCAGTATCAGATACTAAATCTAATACTCCGTCTGCAGATTGATGTATATATGTACCACTGTCTCCAAATTGTAATTGTCTTGTACTATTAAGTAATAAAGCAGTATCTGCAACATGAGTTAATGTTACATCATTATCTGAACCAAATCCCAATACTGCTGCATCACTGTCAAGTTTTAAATCATTACTTACAGTAACTGCAGTTGAAGCATTTAAATCAATCGTTGCTTCACCATCTATTCTTAGAACACCATCAGAAGATTGTTGTATAAAAGAAGCAGTATCACCAAACTGTATTTTTTCTGTGCTATTCATTAAGATGTCATCAGAAAATTTAAAATAATCTTCGTCTTCCATCCACGTTAATACACCATCATTTGTATTTGCATCAAACGTTAATGCTATATCAACATCTTGACCTGCACCTAGGGTAATTGCATTTGCTAGTAATCCTGATATAGGACCACCCTCACCTGCTGTGCCATCGTGTGTATGTCCTGTACTTGCCGCGAAAGCAGCTAATAATTGATTAAACTCATCATTACTATGTGCTGCTGTTATTACGTCACCATCCGTATAAGAGGATTGTCTAGTGTAATTATCTCCCATTTATCTTCTAGCTCCTGTCTGATATTCTAACTGAAATCCCTTTAAAGAATAGGGTGCAGTTTCACCACCATCTTTTATTTTTAATGCTACAGCAAAACCTGAACCCTCTACCGATTGTCTAACCAAAGGTTCTGATACTCCACTATCGTAAAGTGCAGTACTTGCACCATATTTAGTTAAGGAATCGCCATATATTGTTGCTATGCCTGAGTGCTTTGCATCTAAAGCATAAGCTGCAGGTCTAGCTGCATTAACATCATCATAATCGTATCTTATAATTAAATCTGCATCTAGTGTTGATTCAGGTTTGTAATTTAATACTACTCTTTGCATATGTTTACGAATACCTGCATCACCAAATGTCATATCAGGTCCTCTGTAAGAACCCAGTATAGCAGTGCCATCAAATGTATTACCTTGCTCTTGTCTATATACATAGCCATTAGCATATGCACCATGTAAAGTAATTACATCTCCCTCTGATACAAAGCTATCTGTACTAGCCACTTTTATTCCTTGTATTTCTGAAAACTCAAAAGTTTGTCCTTTTAAAACACAGATAACACCCTTTGAAGAATTTTCTGCTACTGCAGACTTACTAAAAAATATTCTATACTGTGTTTTATCAGGTATTACTAAAGAATCAAATTCTGATGCACTAGATATGTTTTCATTAAATAAACTTTGCACATTGGAACTTATAGTTCCCAATTCAACGTCACCGATACGGGCAGTTCCTGCCACTGTACGCAACCCGTCAGGACCAAGGAAAATAAGGTCACCTGCAAATTCTTGAATAGTATCGCCATTTATACATCCTATATCTCTTGTTACTGCAGTTACTGCAAAATTACTACTTGATGTTCCTGACAATTTAAATATTCTGTTTTCACAAAATACAAATAAATCATCACGGAAAACTTTAAGTCCTGTTATCTCATCATCAACTTTAAAGCTACCTGCACCTGAACCACTACTAAATGCATCCTCATCAAAAGGTTGACTGAATATTACTTCTTGTTTTGTGGTTGATTTACCTGCATAAAACATATGGTTTTTAAAAGAAGCAATAAATTTAGAGCCTGATACAGAACTTTCACTTACATCTGTTGCAGACAAAGAAGAATTAAATACTGTAGGTGCATTTGCACCATCTACTACTATAAGTTTGTCTGTGCCATCAAAGTTAAATCTCTCAAAGTTATATTTACCTGCACTTGTTCTGCCACTATCTATGCTAGTCCAAGAAGAACCACCCGGAGTTGCACTATAAATACTTGTTCCTCTAGCAGCTAAAACACTACTACCAAAAGTAGCAACCATAAGAATTTTTTCAGAATCTGAAGAAGTAAAAGGAACTACTGCTGATACATACTTTGAGTACCCATTAATACGTCTATATCCACCTTCAATGGCAGGTTCAAAATTTCTTAACTCTAATGCTTCACCCGGTTTCATCATAAAGGTAGAACGATTAAGAACTAACCCACCTTCGCAGTTAAATGCTACAGGTGTTACTTGAGATAAATCTGCCATTAGTTAATCCTAGCATTAAGTGTATTTGCACCATAAGTACCTGCTCTAGGTATATAAGTAGAACGAACATATTGAAATTTATTAATTAACAAGGTTTGCATATTTTTTATACCCTGTTCAAATCTTTGCATATTTAATTGATATTGTTGTGTTTCGCCTCTGTATTGATAAACAAAAGCAGTCGCACCATCTATTATGATTGCATCAAATCTAGCAGGTATACTTGTTGTAGAATCGTGAGCAGACATATCTGATGGAAAAGTAAAATGATCAAATTTTATTGAGTAAGACCTATTAGGAAAAGGATACAATAAATAATTATTATCAGGTGTTCTAATAACGTGTTCAGGAACACCCCCTTGGTCAAATTGTGCTACTGTTACACCACTAAGTATGGAAGCAGCAGTTGTTCCACCTGCACCTCTTGTGCATCCTGTAAATGTTGTACTACTGCCTATAGCAGTATATGTAATTTCTTCATTGCCTATGTGTAAAGTGCCCGAAGAGTCAAAACCTGATGTACTAGTAACTGTAATTGTTTCCACACTATCTGTGTGTGTTGTGCTAGTTGTTGTTGTATTAATCTCATCTTCTTGGTCAATTACAGAATTTACATATTCGTTGTAATCTAATTGGGATAATCTATATCCTGAATTTCCTAAGTCACTATCTTTAACAATTCTAAAAGTATTATAATCTAATGTTTTTGCAGATGTAGGTATACTATACCTAACAACACCTGCAGTTACTGTTTTTGTTTCTGTCGCATGATTAAAAGGATAATTAAATTCTCTTTGATTTATATATCTTACCGATTCGTTCACTGCATTTTGTGCCTGAACTTGTATTCCTCTAGCACTAGAAAAGTTAGACGAAGTAAGTTGAACTTCATTTAAACGTGCTAAAGTTTTATTTGTAAGTGAAAGATAAGTTCCCGACATCTATAATTCCGTTGTAAAAAAGAGTGGCAAGTTGCCCTGCCACCCTAATAAGTTATGCTAATTGGTCTCTATCAACCTCATCAGGCTTATCATCTAAGCCATGACCTGCTAAATCAATAACAGTGGCATACATTCTAAGTCTGCCTGTAGCTGGAGCAGCACCTGCAATCTTAGC